GAAGATGCGTTACCTTCACCAACACCCGAAAGTGGGGTTGCACCTTGACCCGCAAAATCGGGTGAATATGAATTTGAATCAATGTCAATAGTTGTATCTGCTCTGTAACCTGTTACTACCCAAGTTTTTAATCTTATTGTAACCGTACCATTTGTTACCGTTATTGTTGTGGTACCTGTTACTGTTGTTGTTCCTGCAGTACCATTTGTTCTACTTGCAGTAATCGTAGAGGTTGAAAAACTAGCTGTTGGTGTTTGTACGATATTTGTTGCGGTTGGTGTTGGCGTAGGGGTTGATGTGCTTGTTGGTGTTGGTGTTGGGCTCTGTGTTGGTGTAGGGGTTGGAGTTGATGTCCTTGTAGGTGTAGGTGTAGGTGTAGGTAGACCTTTTCTTTCATAAAATTTTATTGAGTCAATACTTTCTCCAACCCTATCTCCAGTTGTACCCGTGTACCTAAAATATTGATACGAATAATCGGTTCTATCGATAACAAGTTTATAATACATATCATTCGCCTCATTTATTTCGACATTACTATAAATTGGTCTATTAACAAAATCTATTATTGTGCCATCATTTGCATTAAAAAACTTAGTGGTCATCCAAAATGTGTCACCACTTAAAACCGTTTCAGATAAAACGCTCTCATCCTGAAACCAAAATAAGTACATATTCTCTTTGTTTCTATAGTTTGACCCCATAAAAACGGGAAAGAAAATATCCTCATTAATGTTATTACCTGTATAGAAATATTTTTCACCTAATGGTAATGCTAAATTTTTTGCAAATGATAATTTCCTATTTACTCTTGTTGGTGGTTCGTAAGTTGTTCCTGAAATATGTGGTGTTTTATAAAACTCTAACCTAAAGAAACTTTGAGTTGCTTGTTTTAACATTTTTGCATTTTCATGAGTATCTATACCAACAATATTATAATCTTGTGTATATGATGTTCCACTAACAAAATAAAAATTATACCATATATCTGTTTGACTAAATGTTAATCCACTAACAGTTGTATCATATGGTTTGTGGATATATCTAACCGTTTCATAATTCTCAATAGGATTAATGATTGTACTTAACACCTCATCCTCGAACTGAATCATATTTTCTTGCCAACCTAAATCATTTAGAAAATCCTGTTCCTTATTTATAATAAGGTTTTGGTTTTCATCTTTTCTTAATATTTCCATTAGCAATCAAAATTAGGTGGAGTCAATCCAAGAGGTTTATTGTTATATTGTCTCTCATTTCTTAAATATAGGTTGATGTCGGTTCTAACATAATGTGTACCGTTTGTAAATGGAAATCTAGTTCCATAACCATCCACATCTATATATCCGTGGTCATATAAATCTCTCCATCTCCAAACTTTTTCATTTGCATCAAACGTAACATTTTCAGGTAAATTATAGATATCGTTTGTTGCAGCACTTTCTAAATAAGGTGACAATTGTCTTAGTTTTACTCTGTGGAATGGTTGATAGTACAATCCTATTGGATTGTTTGCCGTTGCTCCTGAGTACAAGGGTCCGGTTGGGTCGCTATTATCTTGATTGTGGTTAAACCGTGTTGTTGGTGATGTAAATTTATGATACGACTCACTAATAATTCTTTCTTTAAGTTCAATTGAATTGTATTCAACAAACGCGCCTGTAAGACCTGTCGTACCAATAGGTATAACATTTCCAGGTGTGAATCCTGAAATTCCAGATCTACTGGTAAATGTTGTTCCTGTTGGTATTTTACTTTCTACGGATGTTGTTCCACTAAAATGTTCATCTATCCAACTATTATGGAAATTAAATTTGTGTCCAACTTTTGGTGGGTAATTAAAATATCCTTGTCCGTTTCTATAAATTGTTGTTACATAAACTTCTGTTGGTGTATACCCTAAATTATTTGTTAAACCTGTTAATATAAAAGGTTCTTTGAAATCAAATAAAACAGATTCCATTCTATTCCTTTCAACTAAAACATCGTTCTCTCCTGAAAAATTTTCAAATATTAATTTCTTTTCATCTTCCCATATTGGTGTTTCGAATCCAACCTTGTCCAAAATATACGAGTTCGCATCTGTTAGTGTTTTATGTTTATGAACATAATATCTTGATGTTGACCCGTTTATATTATTTCTATCTAAAACTCTTTTTCCCACCATAACATTTGTAAAAGTGGTACCAGATTTTAATTGATTTTTTAAAATATTAATTACGTAATTTTGTGAATTATGAAATTCATTTCCTACGGTATTAATATAAAATGTTCTACCTGTTGTTGTTCCTGTTAAAGTGGTTCCTGATAGTGTAATATATTCACCTGCTTTCATTCCGTGTTCAACAGGACTTGTTAATTCATACATTGTTCCTCCACTATATGAAACTCTAAATGGAATTCCGTCTCCCGCTTTAAAATTTCGTATAATATTAGTTCCTTCTGTTTTTGTTGCTCCAGATAATGTATATGTCATCGTGTAACCAGAATCACCACCATAAACGTAACTTAAATATACATTCCAGTTTTGGTATGGTGCGGTAATCGGTGTTATAATTGTATGTCCCGTTGGTCCCATTAATTTTAAAGGAGCTTGTGTGTACCCCGTTAATGTTGTACCTGTTTGTGGTTCGTTATACTCTCTAACAACATCTCTTCTTAATAATGCAAATTCATCGTAAGGTAAAAATCCTGTGTGGTCTGTTGTTGTTCCGTCACCAACCAAATATAATCTATCCTTTAAATAAGTGTAATCCGTGTTACCACTATACATGTTACGGAAAACCATTTTTATTTTACCAAAAATTTTATATTTTTTACTTTCGTTTCTTTCCTTATCGTATAATTTATCGATATCTAAAATAATATCTCGATCACCGATTCTCATTAATGATTCCGTTGTTTCAAGATTTAATCTTAAATCTAATTCTTCTGTATCCGCCTTTTTGAATCTCTTACTTGGTAAGAGTATTTTTTTATTCTCTTCCATTATTCAGCTGCAGGAAAGGCTCCTTTTGGCCCGTAATATTTTATTAATGCATCCAATGATGTTTTATCTGGTCTTAATCCAAAATAAAATAAGAATGGTGTTGATAATACTTGTTTATTTCCGCCATAATTTATTTGTGTTTGAAATAGAAAACTTTCTCTATAATCTTTAACGTACTTATCTGTTTGTTCAACCCAAACTTGATTAACAACAACATATGTTGTACCACTAATTGGGTCTTTTGTTGTTCCAGATTGTGCGTGTAACCAAATGTCTCCTTCAACAAATCCAACTGCTGATCCCGCAGGTGCACTTAAACTAATGTTTTCAAATCTTTCTAACATATCTGTTGTGTTACCCGTAAATGAATATTGTGGGTGAGTTATTGTCATTGGTTTTAATAGATACTCTTCCTCGCCGTCTCCCATTAAATAATTTGTTGCGGTTGCGGTAGCACCACTTATTGAAAACATTCTTTGTAATTTCATTGATGCGATTGATGTTCTATCCCATTGTTGATCATCTTCAGCGGTACTATAACTACCAAATCCTGTTCCTTTTTTATCCCACAAATAGAATGGTACTTTTTGTGAATAATCACCTAATCTAAAATTTAAACATTGTCTTATAAATGAACCATTTGGGTCAAATTTTAAATCTATTGGTGTTGGTCCATATGTTCCTGTTGGTTTGAAAAAAGATGAAAAGTAAGAGTCTTCTGGGTCCATTAACTCACCATTATAAATAAAATAATGTGGACTATCTAAATCAAACGCTTCAATACCTGCTTCACAATTTATTGACATTAGTTGGGTTATATCTCCGTCAAATGCTCCGACATTGGAACCCATTCCAGCACCACTAAAGAAATCACCGACATCAAATTTACCACCATTAATATCTAATCTATAATTTATAGCGTATTCAACAATATTTGCTGGGTCTTGATATGAAGTAGTATTAACATCTCTAATTACAGAACACGTTGGGTCAATTCTTGGGTCTTGACAAATCTCATATAAAAATTCATCTCTAACTCCAACATCATAAAATGTTGTTGGGTGTAATATTTCTCTATAACTTAATGCACCTGAATTGTAATATTTTTGACCGATAAAACCACTTGTTGGGTTGTATGGTGTTGCTCTATAATAAAATTGTTGGTCAAGTATATTATAGAAAACTAACTCTCTTGGGTATTTTGAACCTCTTTGATTTAAATCTAAAACATTTACATCATCCCATTTTATTCTCTTATCAAATTTAAAAAAGTATAGTACACCATTTAACCAGTTATCTATAAATGAATAATTCGTAACTCCACCACAAAAGAAAACACCAACTCTTTTTCTTCGATACCATTCCTTTATTACTGATTGATTTTTAGATGTACCGTTAATAACAGGAACAATTGTAACGACACCATCTCTAATTTCAGTTAATCCTGATTTTGTTTTTTTAGAATATGTGTTATCTCCACCCTCTAAATCTGCAACATTCGGTAACCTCCTTGTGGTTGCGTCTCCGGCAATGGCCGCTACTAAAGTATAATTCGAACCAGGACTTGTTAACGATTCACGATATGATGAATTAGTGTAAAATGGTTGACCTAATTTATGGTATATGTTATTTGTTGCACCATAATCATATGTTACACGTTTTGTTGCCTTATACCATTGGGATCCATTAGGGTTACCCACATTTGATACATCAGTTGCAGTACCATATCCTCCAGATGATGACCATAGATATGTTAATACATTAGTTTCATCATAAAATTTATCATATTTTGCACATCCCTGTTCAATTACTAATTGACCTAACGCACCCGTTGTTTTTAAACTTCCCTTATCGTAAAGTCTAACAACGGCATATAAGTCCCTAATACGGTCTATTCCTCCAGCCGAATAATCGGTACCAGCATATTTTGTCCAATATGAATATGACATTTTAATTGCCGGAACATTAGTATATGTTGATGCTCCACCCGTGTTATATTCTCTATATGTACCCGGTGTAAATGAAACAACTCTTTCATAAGTTTCTAATTGTGTAGAACCATACGAACAATTAATTAATTGTAGTGTCGCATAACCACTTGTTGTTTGTCCACTTTGTATTGTTATTGTTTGTGTTCTATATGAATAATCACAATTATCTCTTATTAAAAGTTCAATATCTATATTTTCAGTTGCAGTTATTGCACCTCCAGCTAAATCCACGTATTGTGCACTAACTTGGTTTCCGTTGTCTGTTATTTGTATAGAGTTACCACTATTTGTTGGTGTTGTTACGGTAACTAATTGAAAATATGAATTTAATTGTGTGTCAACAAATGAGGAGTTGAATTCCGTATTCATATTATTAAAAGTGTCTGTTGATATATCTGTACCAACTAAAGGATATATTCCAGCAACAAATCTTTTTTCTGATGATGCGTTTGGGTTTGAATATGTGTGTAATAATGTAAGTTGATTTTCTGTTATTCCAGTTGCAGATGTTTCTTTTGCTGATTCTCCACTAAATATGTCAGGTAAAAATGTTGTACCTGTTGTTGTACTTGTATTTAAATAGTTTGGTGTTTGTCCTGACAAATAAACCAAATAAATATATCCTCCATATGGTACAACTTTAGTTTTAATCTCTGCACTTCTATTATATAAACTAAGATTAGCACCACCAGAATTTTGAGTTGCACTATCAACATCAGTTGTACACTCTTCACAATCGGGATAAGTTGTTAATGGTAGTACTGTTTGACCACCTTCCTTTACTCTCATAGCAAATTCCCTTAATCCAACACCAATATTCATTAAATAATGCTCGCCTAAAAATTTAAATTTCATGGCTGCCCCACCCACACTCCACATAACTCTACCAATTGTTTCAAAAACAAATATTTGTACAATTGTGAAAATATATTGTACAAATAGTAAAACTTCAGATAATACCAAACCAAATTTTATTCTATTCCTAAATGCAAAATTGGTTGGGAAATAATTTGATTTACTTGTACAGTCATCTTCAGTATTTGGTCTAATTTCTTTTAAACCTAAAAATGCATCTCTTCTTGAAAGTCCTAAAAATGATTCCCCCGCAGATACTTCGTAGTGTGATCCTTGAAAGGATGAAACGGTATAAACCTTACCAAAAATAAATTTATAAAAAACATCTTGTGGTACACCTAAATCACAACCAGAACATGTACCCAACATTAGTGCCGTTTTATCTGTTTGATATTCGGTTGACATTTGTGATAATGTAACACCAGATGGGGGAACAATATTAATATAATCTTCAAATACGTCAGAAAATTGATATGTTGTTAATAAATCTTCATTATATTCACCTAAATCATTCTGACCATTTGCGTTTGAATTATATTCTCTAATTTGTGGTACTAAATAATTTGCGGTTCCTGTTTTTTCATTGTTACCGTCAAGTGAGAATTTAAATCTTGCAATTGTAGTTGTTGGTATGCCTTTGTTTGTGTCGTTAGTAATTTCTTGTTCACCAAATTCGTTTGTAAAAACATATTCTAAATTCATTGGTAATACAACCATCGCAGCCCCATCTTCATCAATAGTTTCAGATGGATTAAAATATTCTAATTGAGGATATAATGTGGTTCCGTTTGAACCATAAACTTTTTTACCTGTGTATCTAACTGCAGAAATTTTACCTTCAGTAGTTTGTAGATTACATTTGTAACCAGTGTTTCTTCTGATAACCCCATTTCTTTTTACCGCATCTCCATTATCATCTGTAATTGTAGATGTTAAAATTAATGATATAGGTTCAATTCTAATACCACTTTGTGATATGTCATAATCAACCCTTGATATTCCTATTTCACATAAATCAAGATTACCCCAAAACGGAAAAACTTCAATAGTTCTATCGTATTTGATAATTTGTGGTAATCCATCTATATCTGAGCTAGATTTAAATTCATAGTATCTTTCAAACTTCTCAATACCTTCTCCTCTTTTAATAAAGTCATAAGGTCTTAATGAGAAACATCCAATATCAGATAAATCTAAATCAACATGTAATGTTTGTTTACCAACCGGTACACCCCAAATCATGAAGTCACCCGATTCGTTAGTCTTAACGGTATATCTATAATAATTTTCGTATACTTCTAATACTTCCTCTCTTGTTAAAATATCCGATTGGTCGGGAAAGGTTCCTGTTGGTTTGTGTCCACCATGTTGTTTTCTTGCTGGTAACAAATTATACCTATAATTGTCATCATTTTTATCTGAAACTTCGGTGTAAGGATATAACGCAGAAATTATGGGGTCGGTTGAATCTGTTTCGGTTTGGGGTACAAATATAGATACTCTAACATTAGGTATTCCAAATCCGTCATTTGCTGTGATTCTACCACAAACCACCCCGTAATCCGCACAAAGTGATGTGTAAACATCTGTTTGTGAGAATTTTAAGGATAAAATTTCCAGTTGATCGTAGTCTTGTTTTAATTCGACAGTGACCTTCTGCTCTTTACCGATATTTGTTGAAATTCTATGTTTTTGCATCATTCTCTTAATAAATAGAAAGCATGTGATTTTCTACTATTATAAAGAAAAAACATTTTAGTATGTAGTCGTTCCTGAAGGTTTAGTTGCAACCCTTATATCACTATTTGGGAATCTGATTTGGAATATTTGATTTGACTGCATAAAGACTGTTGTATCAATTTGTTGTATTTCTTTAGTTGTAGTATCTTTATATGATTGTGATACTTCAGATGATGAGTATTTACCTCCAATTTTATTAAATACCTTAATTCCAACTACGTTAACAACACCATAAATTGAACCGATTTCTCGAATTAAATCTCCCACAAATAATGGGTCACCCATTTTACGTTTGTCAATAGCAAAGAACATTATTGATGTTTGAATTACTTGTTTAATAACGTCCGTTGGGTTTTCGTTTTTATTAATTACCAAATCAATATCCAATCCTAAATCAATAACTTGTCCATTTGCAATTTCAATATAGTCATTAATCATTCTATATTCTGAAAGATAATTTAATATATTGTTTTTTAACGTGTTAGATATTACATCAGTTAAATTACCTTGGTCATCATATGATAATAATTTTACTCTAACCTTATTATCCTCCTCCATTACATTAACTTTAGCAGGTGCACCATATGTAGATGGCATTGTTTCAATTAATGACTTATAATCATTTAATGTTACTGCTCTATTTTGTGCCGCAAAATTATAAGAAACCATATTTCTAATTTCTTCGATTGTAGGTTGGTCTGCACCACCCACAGCTGCCGTTACATTGTTAACTCTTAAAGATAATTCAACTTGTGAATTAATTGAGTTATTAGGACCATTTATGTTAAATTCAACACTATCTACACTTGTAATGATATTAACCCCTAAATTCGAATCTTTACCCCCACCAATACGATATTTCACAAACAAGGTAGTGTTTGCTTTAGGTATTGACCCTAAAGACATGTTATTTAAATAACTAGCCAAATTAACTTTCAATTGACCTGTCATGTAATTATCTAAATTCTCTAATGGGTCAACCGATCCACTACCAAAAGTTAATGAAAAATAACTTTCAGGTGTATATTCTGTATAGAATTTACTATTAACTTGTAAGTAGGTTCCTGCCTTAAAATTGTCTTTATCAGATACTGAAGTTGGGTCTTCTATGAATACTTTATCTTGTATTAACGACTTAACTTCGTACCATTTATTTGTTGATGCGTTAAATTCAGAAGCTGTTGGATTAGTTCCAAAAGATGTTCCTTCTTTGTGTATAACCCCTACCACACCTAAAACATTTTGTTCAGGTAAGAAAAGTCTTAAGAAAGGTTTTTGATCCAACTCACTTATTACTCTTCGGTATATTCTTGTTACCCCATTAACCACAGGTTCTCTCTTTGTAATTGTATAAGAAACTAACGTATCATTACCATCAAAGTTTGGTATCTTTAATCTGTTTGGTTCTCCCTTATCATTAAATGGACTTGAGAAATCAATATCATTAATTGTTTCGAATATTTGTCCTCCACCTGAAACTTGAGCTCCAATCCTTAATGTACCCAAATATCTTTCATCTTCCTTATCACCCCTAACAGGTACATTTATTGAAAAATCACACAATGCCACCGATGGTCTTGTTCCAGGAATTTTTATACCATATGTTTTGGCAATATTAAATAATGATTGTCTTTGTTGTGCAAAATCCAACATGGTTTCTTGCCAAACCCTATCAATGTGAAAGTGTAAGTTATCTGCAACTGCAGCATTTAAATCTAATAAAACGGAGAATATAGATGCGTCATTGGTGTTTTTAACCAAATCAGGATAATATTCTTTTGTTAGATTTACTAATTCTTGTCTTAGTCCTGCAAAATCTCTAGTTGCGTATGATATTTTCTTAGCCATTTTAAATGTTTAGTATTATAAAGTCCGAAGATGAAAATGCTCCGTTATTAACCGTATATTCAATTTTCACTACTGCGGTGTGTGGTTTAGTTGTGTTGTCAGAAACCCTAAATAATCTCTCGTCTTCATCTTGACTAAATGTTCTATCAGTATCAGGGTCATCTTCTGCGGACATAACATCTAATTTTGTTATATCTAAATTTGGAATGTATTTTTTAACAGATTCTCTTATTTCATCTTCAATTAAATCGAATGTGACACTATCGTTTTGGTCGAAGATATATTGATATAATCTTGAACCAAAATCAGGTAAGAAATAACGACTACCTCTTCTTGTCAATAAAAGATGTATAAGATTCGCTCGTACTTCTCTTTCAGGTGTTGTTGTTAATTTAACATAATCACCCTTTAAACTATCTCTAAATGGGAAATCAATTCCATATGTTGTCGCCATGATTATAAATATAAACTAATCTAAAATGGTAATAAATAAAAAATCCAACCTAAGTTGGATTTAATATTGTTTTGACGTTCAAACGTTATTTTTATGAACCACATCCCTCACAATCAAATGGTGAGTCTATTGGTCTTTCGATTGTCATTTGTAATTCTGGTGTATTTTCACTAATAATTGGATTATTTTTTGGTGTGGTAGGATATACCGCAGTTTGTTGTCCTGTTGGTTGTTCCGCCAATTTTGGTGTTGATGTGTCGACACCTAATCCCTTTAACGCGTCTACCGCAGCTCTTGTTCTTAAGTAATACATACCCGTTTTTAATCCTAACTTCCACCCAAATAAGTGTGCGGCCAATAATTTAGGTTTAGTTGCATTATCAATAAATAAATTTAATGATTGTGATTGGTCGATAAACACACTTCTATTTGCCGCCATTTGTAAAATTCTCTTTTGTGACATTTCCCAAACAGTCTTATAAATCTCTTTTAAATCTGTTGGTAATTCTGGAATATTTTGAACCGAACCATTTTCCATGATTAGTTTGTTTTTAATTCCTTCGTTCCACATTCCAAGATTTAATAAATCTTTTACCAAATGTTTATTAATCATAACAAACTCACCACTTAATGTACGACGAGAATATAAATTAGTTGTGAATGGTTCAAATGCTTCATTGTTACCTAAAATCTGTGCGGTAGATGCTGTTGGCATCGGTGCAACCAATAATGAGTTTCTAACTCCAAATTTAATGACATCTTTTCTTAATGATTTCCAATCCCAACGACCAGATAAATCAGAATCAACTTTATTCCACATTTGATATTGAAAGATTCCTTTTTCAATTGGGGATCCAACGATTGTTTCATATGCTCCGAATTCTTTAGCCAAATCTTTTGAAGACGTCATCGCAGCAAAATATATTGTTTCAAAAATATCAGTTTGTAGTGTATCTGCTTGATCGGATTCGAATGGTAAATGTAACATACATAATACATCCGCCAATCCTTGAATACCTAAACCAACAGGACGATGTCTAAAATTTGAACGTTTTGTTTCTTCAGTTGGGTAAAAATTTAAATCGATTACGTTGTTCAAGTTTTTTACAACTTGGTAAGTATATTCATATAACATATCGTGATTAAATTCACCGTTAATGATATACTTAGGCAATGCGATTGAAGCCAAATTACAAACAGCTTGTTCTGTTGGTGATGAGTATTCGATAATTTCGGTACATAAATTTGATGATTTAATCGTACCTAAATTCTTTTGATTTGATTTATAATTAGCAGGATCTTTATATAACATATAAGGTGTTCCTGTTTCAATTTGTGCGGTTAAAATTGCATCCATTAATTTTCTTGCTTTAACCACTTTTCTTCCTAACCCTTGTTGTTCGTAAGATTCGTACAACATGGTGAATGTTTTTTCTTCAGGTGTATCGTAAGCATCTGATAATCCAGGTGCTTCATCAGGTGAGAACAATGTCCAATCACCATCTTCTTCAACACGTTTCATGAATAAATCGGGTGTCCACATTGCTAAGAACAAATCTCTTGCTCTCATTTCTTCCTTACCATGATTCTTTCTTAAATCAATAAACTCATAAATGTCAGCGTGCCATGGTTCAAGATAAATAGCGAATGAACCTTTACGTTTACCACCTTGATTAATCCAACGAGCAACCTCATTATATGTCTTCATCATTGGTAACAGACCATCAGATTCTCCACCGGTTCCTTTAATATAAGATCCCTTAGCACGAACATCATGTACGTGTAATCCAATACCACCAGCCCACTTAGAAATCTTTGCAACGTCAGAAATTGTATCAAACAATCCATCAATATCGTCCCCCTTATTTCCAATTAAGAAACAAGATGACATTTGTGCTCTTTTAGTTCCAGCATTAAATAATGTGGGTGTTGCGTGTGTATAAAAATGTTGTGATAGGTCATCATAAATTCTTAACGCCATATTGACGTCTCCTTTACAAATACCAACTGCAACTCTCATATAAAGATATTGGGGTCTCTCAACAATACGACTACCAATTTTTAATAGGTAAGAACGTTCTAAAGTTTTAATTCCGAAATAATCAAAGTCTAAATCACGATCTTGATTGATGGCTCCGTCTAAGATTTCTTTATTTGCTAAAACAAATTGATATACATTATCATCAATTAATGAAGATTCTTTACCTGTTTTTGGTTCAATAAAGGAATATAATTCTTTCATTGATTGTGAAAACTTTTTAGGTGTTGTTTTATGTAAATTAGAAACAGCTAATCTTCCCGCCAGTTTTGCATAATCAGGATGTGTGGTAACCATAGCCGCAGCAGTCTCCGCAGCCAATACATCTAATTCAGTTGTTGAAATTCCATCGTAAATCCCTGAAGTTACTTTTAGGGTAACAAACGTTGGGTCAATATATTCCATATTTAAATCATGACAAAGAACACTAATACGTTTAGTAATCTTGTCATATCTCATCTCCTCCAATTCACCATTTCTTTTTTTTACTTTCATTTTTTAAAGTCTTTTTTAAATTAAAAATCTACATTACCAAACGCAGAATCTAAATCTTCTGATACATTATTAACTCCCGCCTTTTGATATTCAGCGACTCTTTTTTCAAAGAAATTTGTTTTACCCTGTAATGCAATATTCTGCATGAAATCAAACGGGTTTTCTGAATTATAAACCTTAGGTACACCTAACGCAACTAATAATCTGTCAGTTACAAATTCAAGGTATTGTGCCATTAAATCTGAATTCATACCAATTAAACGTACAGGTAACGCTTCTAAAATAAATTCTTTTTCAATCTCTAAAGCTCCACAAATAATTTCTTTAATTCTCTCTTGTGAGATTTTATTTTGAATATGATTGTTATATAAATGACAAGCAAAATCACAATGCATACCCTCGTCTCTTGAGATTAATTCATTTGAAAATGTTAATCCTGGTAATAAACCTCTTTTCTTTAACCAAAAAATTGAACAGAATGAACCTGAAAAGAAGATACCTTCAACTGCTGCAAATGCCAATAATCTATCAACAAATGATTCAGAGCTAATCCACTTAAGTGCCCAATCCGCTTTCTTTTTAATTGCCGGTATGGTTTCAATTGCATTAAATAATTTGTGTTGTTCTTCTTTATCTTTAACTAAGGTATCAATTAACAATGAATACGTTTCACTATGAATATTTTCCATCATAATTTGAAAACCATAGAAAAATTTAGCTTCAGTATATTGAACTTCATTAACAAAATTCATCGCTAAATTCTCATTAACAATACCATCAGAAGCTGCGAAAAATGCTAAAACGTGTTTAACAAAATGTTGTTCATCATCATTTAACTTATTCTCCCAATCAGATACGTCTTGACCTAAATCAATTTCCTCAGCAGTCCAAAAGGACGCCTCAGATTGTTTATAGAACTTCCATAAGTCATGGTGTTCGATTGGAAAAAGGACAAACTTTCCTGGATTGTCTTGTAATATTTTTTCTGTCATTTTTTTTATTTTATTTAGTTGCTAATTCTTGTCTTCTTTTAAACGCTTCAGCCGCACGGTTAGCATTGATTTGTGTTTTTTGTTCCTCGTGACCTAATAAGGTATTTTGTGATTCTGTATCAATTTCCAAAAACTCATTGTTAAATTTACAATTTTGGAATACGACACCATCTTTACCGATACGAGATTTAAGTAATGTTAAGGTCGCTAAATTATGTTCTTTTTGTTCTAATGTTTTACCAATAGATAAAATAACGTGAGCAATTTGAGCCTTTTTAATTGACCCACCCATTTGGTCTCCTGTAACCACTTCGCTAGAAATTGATTCTCTATTACCTTGGGTTGCTGTCCAAATTGCCATATCAAATTCACCAGTCATAGATTCTAAACTTCTCATTACTGAACCCTCACCTTTCCATTCATCACCATTAGTTGATTTATCTGATGAAATACAATCCACGTAATCTAATATTAATAAATCAATTTTGGTTCCGTCTGAATTCATTTTTCTGATTTTATTTTTAATTTCAGAAACGGTGACATTATCGCTAGCTAATTTTAATAATTTAATACTTCCCTTTGAACGTTGTTGAGCCTCCTCGATTTTAATCTTAACTTCCTCAACATTATCAGGTTGTGAATCAGGTGCAATACCTGTCCAAATCGTATAATGTTTTCTTTTAATGTTACCCGGATTATCCTCAAAAAATATTTGTACAACATTATAACCTAAGTTATATGCGGTATTTGCAAACTTTGTAAGTAAGGTAGTTTTACCAGTACCCGTAGGAGCTAATACGATACCTAATTCTCCGATTCCTAACCCACCTTTAAGTAAGTTATCGATTCCAACAATACCTGTCGGTAATGGGTGTCTAAAGTCCTTCTCTAACGCTTCGTCGATACCATGGAAAACATCGGTCGCATCATCGTTTGAAATTCCAACTTGAAGTGCTTTTTGGATAATTTGTTCAATCTTATTGTAAGATTCGAAATCCCCATTATCAATAATACTTTGTACCCCTTTTAATTCTTTTTTTAAGTTTTGTTGTTTACAAAAATTAAGTGCCGTGTCTTTAACGTAATCAACTTGTTGTTCGTTGTTTTTAATCGCATCTAACGTATCTGCGTGTGATTTAGATGAGGTGTTATTACCACCTTCAGCCATAATTTTCTGTGCAATTGTATTGTAATCAGGTATTTTATTGTAATTTTTATATAACTCCTTCATGTTTTCCATAATGAATTTAAATGAGTTATTATCAAAAAACTTACTATCTAATACGTCAATAATTGTTTCTCCATATTTTTTATCTTCAATAATCGCCTTCAATAAAGATTGTTGAAACGAAAATCCTAAATGCCCAAAATTTCTCTCTTCCATGTGTTTATTTTATAATGTGTGTTTAAATTACAATTGATAATTCAAGTATGTGGTTTCCAATTCTTCTGAAGACAAGATATCAGTTAAGTCTGACAAAATACGCTTCAAATTTGGACGAATATCGACAGTATACCTAACCTTTGGATGATAGTAATATGCTGGGAATATTCTTTGAATAAATACATCTTCATTCAATTTAATTTCCAATAAAAAGTGTTCCCTGTCCTTCTCGGGAGCGTCTTCCACATAGTCCGAAGATAGGAAATAATTTTGATTTTCGCATAAATAATCAGAACTTTTTATTTTTAAATCTTCAGAAATATCCTCACAAATATTTCTTAGATAATAATGAAGGTCCATGGATCGTCTCGAATTTTCCACATGATCCTTTACATTAAAGAATCTTTGACAAATAATGTTTCCCTCTAATGTTAATAGGAATTCAAATTTTGTAATGTCCGGTTGTTGTTGGTAGTTACTCATAACTTTTGATTTTTATTATTTTTTTTTTATTTTTTTCTTTTGTTGTTAATCGAAGGAATGGGTTTAAGAATTTAACAAACCCATCGTCTGATTTTGGTAATAGATTAAAAATTCCATCGTCCCTCATCATTCTCATAGCGTTTTTGTAAGACCTACCTTCTTGGTCTAAGTTTTCATTTATTAGTAAATCTATATTTTCTTTAGCCTCATCGGTTAAAAAAGGTTCTTCCAAACTTACGATACGATTATTTATATCAAAAAACTCCTCACCTAACACACCATGTTTGGTAACACCTGTTAGTAAATTCGCAATAAGTTTGTTGTGTTTGTCTTGTTGAAAGATTTCCTCACATTTGTTCTTAACTTGTTCAACAGAAATTTGTTCTGTTTTTAGTTCAGGGAAAACCGATAAAAATCGTTTTATACCCATCCCTCTTATACCGGCTATGTTATCTGAGGAGTCACCACACATCATCTTAACCAATTTAACATTTTCGATTAAGATTTCCTCGTGGTTATAAACAATTGTATCGTTTTGTTTGTAAAGTTTTCCGTGTGACGGATTGTAGATTTGTGTATTTTTTGAAACCAATTGTGTTAGGTCTCCGTCTGAAGAATAAACTATTTTGTTTTCTTTAGGTGAATTCTGAGTATAGTATGCGATGTTGTCATCAGTCTCACAATATTCATATTCTCCCTGTCTTACGAATAATTCCTCAAGATATTGTTTTACTCTATCTCTTTGGTAAGCGTAAGAGCTAACCTCTTCTTCAGAACGGAGTCGTGATTTTCTGTTTTCTTTGTAAGGTGCGTAAATTTTCTTACGAGTTTGGGACCCATCCAATCCATCCCAGAATACAACTATTTTGTCTAAATTGTATGTCTCAAATGTTCTTTTAAGAGTATTAAGAAAATGATATATTCCCCCAATATGTTCTCCATTATGAAAGGCGTTTTTAACACCA